ATAATCCCACGATGCCGCTCTTTAGTGAGCGTAAATCAAGGGTTACTTTCGGATCCGGTAATCAAACTTAGGAGTCTTAAATGGCTTATCCAACTGTAAGCGCCCCTTACGGGCTAAAGCCGATCAATTTGATCGGTGGACAGGTGTTCTCCGGAGCAACCCGTCAAATGGAAATTGCTAGTGGCTATGCTACTGACATTTTCTACGGTGATCTCGTCAAGCGTGTTTCTGATGGCACAATCGAAAAGGACACCGGTACGACTACGGCTACTCCTGTCGGCGTGTTTCTTGGTGTAAGTTTCACCAACGCATCAACAGGTCAGATCCAACAACAGCAATATTATCCTGCTAGCACAGCTATCAAGTCTGGCACGAAGATTTTTGCAGTCGTTGCAGATGATCCTGATACGCTGTTTCAAGTTGCCGTTGTTTCTGGCACAACCGTTATCACTGGTGTTGGTATCAGCGCCATCGGTAACAACGCTACTCTGGTTCAAAACGCTGGTTCGACCATCACTGGTGACTCGAAAGTAGCTCTTTTGGACTCGACTGCCACAACCAACACTCTGCCTATTCGTATTATTGATGTGGTTCGAGACACAGCAACTGCTGCTGATGTGTTCCCAGAAGTGATCGTCAAGATCAACTTTGGTATGCACCAGTACAACAACGCAACCGGCGTATAAGGAGCTAAATCATGGCTATTTCACGCGCACAATTACTTAAAGAACTCCTTCCGGGCTTGAACGCCTTGTTTGGTCTTGAGTATAAAAAGTACGGCGAACAACACAAAGAGATTTTTGAAACAGAATCTTCAGAGCGTTCGTTCGAAGAAGAAACCAAGCTGTCTGGCTTTAACGCTGCTCCTGTCAAGAATGAAGGCGCTGCGATGGCTTATGACAACGCGCAGGAAGCTTGGACGGCACGTTACAACCACGAAACCATCGCAATGGGCTTTTCGATCACTGAAGAAGCGATTGAAGATAACCTGTACGACAGCCTGTCGTCACGTTACACCAAAGCATTGGCTCGCGGTATGGCATACACCAAGCAGGTTAAGGCAGCTAATATCCTTAACAACGCATTTGCTGCTGGTTATACCTACGGTGACGGTCAAGTCCTTTGCTCGACTGCACATCCGCTGGTTTCTGGTGGTGTAAACAGCAACCGTCCTTCTGTTGCAGCGGACCTGAACGAGACTTCTTTGGAAGCCGCCGTTATTCAGATCGCAGCATGGACAGACGAACGTGGTCTGCTGATCGCCGCTAAGCCAACCAAGTTGGTCATTCCTCCAGCACTTCAGTTCGTGGCAACTCGTTTGCTCGAAACAAAACTGCGTGTTGGTACGGCTGATAACGACATCAACGCAATCGAGAACAACGGTTCGATCCCCGGTGGTTACACAATCAATAACTACCTGACCGACACCAATGCTTGGTTCTTGTTGACTGACGTGCCTAACGGTCTGAAACATTTCGTCCGCACTCCTATGCAGACAGGAATGGATTCGGACTTTGACACTGGCAACAGCCGCTACAAGGCTCGCGAGCGTTATTCGTTCGGAGTGAGCGATCCGCTGGGTATCTTCGGTTCACCCGGAGCCTAAGCCTTATAAATCAAGCGTTTACGCTAGATTGGAACCCCTCTTCGGAGGGGTTTTTTATTGTTGTTGACACGCGCGAGTACCGATGGTACATTAGAGTCTCATTAGCTTTGTACCGGAGATAGTAATGAGCCAAGTTATTTACAAGATTGTTAACCTTGTTAACGATAAATTTTACGTAGGTAGCACCATCCATAAAAAAGTGCGTTTTCGTCAACATCGCAAATTATTGCGTGGCAATCGACACCACTGTAAACATTTGCAGGCCGCTTGGAACAAGTACGGTGAGGCAAAATTTGATTTTGTGGTTATTGAAGAAGTGCCAGATTTATTAAACCTACAGGAAATAGAAGATCGTTATTTAAAAGAACACGTAGGAAAGCCATATTTCTACAACTCTGGATATAGATCAGACGTCCCTTGGAGGGATGCCCCCGCTGAAGCAACTCCTAATTACGGCAGAGCAATGGGCGATCCGCAAAAGCAAAAGATTTCTACTTCTCTGAAAGAATTTTACGCAGAGGATTACTTTAATCACCCTCGCGTAGGCGTTGCTCACACAGCCGAAGCCAAAGCTAAAATCAGCGCCAGCAAACTAGCCAATCCCGTCAAACCTTGGCTCGGCAAAACTCGAGACGAAGAGACACGTAAAAAGATAGGCGATTCCCAGAGAGGCATCAAAAAGGCTCCCAGAACGATTTCTGAAGAAGGTAAGGCAAAGATACGTGCCGCCGCAGAAGCCGGCCATTACAGCCATTGGGAGGGTCGCAAGCATACGGCGGAATCAAAAGCCAAGATGAGCAAAACCGTCTTTGTCATGCCTGATGGAATCTTGTTTCCTAGCTTGACTGCCGTACTAAGCTATTACGGTTTAAAAATGCCTACGTTGAATCGCGCCCTTAAATCTGGCAAGCCGTTATCCAAGGGGCGATTGGCGGGCTATACGTTTAGCTATGGTGGCATCGGCGCAACACAGACGCAAACCGATAAAGACTTAATTGCAAACAAACTCCTTGCACCATAACTAAATAAAGCGTATAAATAGCATATCTGGGAACCTCCAGCCTTATAGACCGCCCCAGCGGACGATGCAGAGACTATAAGGCGAAGTACTGCATATACAAGGAATTATCATGGCATTGACCACATTCAGCGGCCCAGTCAAATCGCTTAACGGTTTTGTTTCTGGCACAGACACTGACCCTATTGTTGTAACTACCGCTCAAAACATTGACTCCGCTTACGCAACTTCTTCGGCTACAACCGGCGATACGCGTTTAAATTACTCCCGCTTAACATTCACTTCAACAGGTTCCGGTGAAACAATCCGCGCCTTGACCAGAGTGACAGGCGTAGGCGGCGCAACAGGCGGCACAATTAACGGTGCTCACGTTAGCTTGTCAATTAATGGCTCGGGCACTATTTCTGGTGCTGGTAACGCGCTTCGCGCTACATTGGGTGGCAGTTCTACTAACCCCGGCGGCACAATCGCAGCTATTCAAGCTGACTCTGATTTTGCGTCTGGCGGTACTTGGACTAACGCTTCGTTTATTCGTTTTACGAACAGTGGATCGGGTACGGTTGCTAACTTGTTTAATGTTCCTTCTGCGATGGTAACGGCAAATACGCAGGGCGCTGCTACAAACTCATTGAAGATTGTGGACAGCGCTGGCACTGCTTACTACATTATGTTGACCACAACGAATACATAATGCAGATTACCAAGGAATTTCTGGAAGCAGAGATTGCCGAGTTGCAGAAAGAGGCGGGGAAGGCTGAAGTCTTCCTCCTTCAATCAAAAGCAACTGTTGCGGCCTATCAAATGCTTATCAATCGCTTAGAAGCGCCAGAAGAAACGCAAGAACAGTAGGAGCTAATTATGGCTATGCAATATGATGTAAAAGCAGCCGAGCGCACCACCACGGGCACTGCATACGCAGCGTCAGCTCGACTAAAAGGCGTTCTTGTGGCGTTCGCTACAGGCGGCACAGTCGTCATTAAAGACGGAGGTTCTGGTGGAGCCACAGTCTTCTCTTATACGGCTCCTGCTGCGGCTGGCACAGTCAACGTCATTATCCCCGGCGAAGGTATCCTCTGCCGCACGGATATTCACGTTACGTTGTCTAGTGCTACTGCTACGGTGTTCTATGGCTAAGAAAACCCCCTCTCTGGCTATCGGTCGTGGCGAAAAGCTACCCGTATCCAAGGGGGCTGGTTTAACCGCCAAAGGACGCGCCAAATACAATGCTGCGACTGGATCAAACCTAAAGGCTCCACAGCCAGAAGGTGGTCCTCGTAAGAAGTCGTTTTGTGCCAGAATGTCAGGTATGCCCGGCCCGATGAAAGACGAAAAGGGTCAACCTACACGCAAGGCTGCAAGCCTCAAACGGTGGAAATGCTGATGCCCTCTAGCTCAAAAAAACAAGCTAATTTCATGGCGGCGATTGCCCACAGTCCATCGTTTGCTAAGAAAGTTGGTGTATCACAGTCCGTTGGTAAAGACTTTAACGAGGCCGATAAAGGCCGTAAATTCAAAGAGGGTGGTGCTATGAAAAGCGACATGAAACAAGACAAAGCCATGGTCAAAAAAGCCGTTGGTATGCACGACAAGCAAATGCACGGCGGCAAGAAAACCGATATGGCAGCGCTTAAAAAAGGCGGCATGCCAATGGTTATGAAAGATGGCAAAAAGGTTCCAGCTTTTGCTGCCAAGAGTGGCGGCATGACTAAGATGGCTAAAGGCGGCGGCATCGAATCCAAGGGAAAAACCCAAGGTAAGATGATTAAAATGAATCGCGGCGGACGCGCCTGTTAAGGAAATATCATGGCAATGGTTCCAACCCAATCTGTTGATGACCCCGATGTCCCAGCATCCCCTGCGTTTTCTAAAGCCTTGCGCGATAAGGGTCGTCGCGCACCAATGAAAATGAAAACACCCGGCATGGGCGCACTAATGGGTGCTCCACGTCCACGCAGCCTACAGTCTATGGGCAAGATCACTCCGGGTGCATTGCCTTTTGACGAGCCACAGAAAATGGCTAAAGGTGGCAAAGTTGGTTCTGCTTCCAAGCGAGCAGATGGGTGCTGTGTTAAGGGCAAAACCAAAGGAAAAATGTTATGAAAAAGAAACGCTATGCTTCTGGCGGAATGACGCAAGCTGATATTGATGCAGGTCTAACACAAGCTGACGTTGATGCGGGTTTACGCGCAGGTCGCAACGAACGCATTTCCTCCGAAGACCGTGCTGAAGCTTTACGCATGGCGGGTACTTTATCGGATCGCCAAGCGGCTGATCTGATGGGTCGTGAGGTTCGTATGCCTGAAGCGCGTCCTGTGCCTGTTGCCCCTCGTAGAGTTATCCCTGCGCGTCCTTTGCCTGCCGCTCCTGCGGAATTCGTAGAGATGCCAGAAGAAGGTCCATCGGCAACGCCCGGCGCAAACCGTCGTCCTCCACCTAGTCGCGGTAGTTTTGACCGCCCCGGTCCTGTTGGTGATTTGATTGATATGATAATGCGCAATACTGGCAATGCTCGTAGAAGTCGCGCAGAAGCCGTTCGAGCAGGTAGGGCTGTGGAAGGATCATTTAAGAAAGGTGGCTCAGTTAAATCTTCAGCATCTAAGCGTGGCGACGGCTGCGCTGTCCGTGGCAAAACAAAAGGCAGGATGGTGTAATCATGGATCCAAAACGTCAAGCACAGATCGACAAGCAAAACGAAATGGCGCAATTAGCTGCTGAGCGGATTCGTGGCGGCAAGAGCGCAGATGAGTTTGCAAAAGACTTTATTCAACGTCAGCGAATGAAGGAAGGCGTAAAGAGTCTTCCTCCAGTGGATCTAAGCGGTAATCCCCCAACAGACGACGATACACAAGAGTATCGTGATATGCGTGCAGCAACCGATGCAGGTTACGACTACACTAAGAAACGTGACTACAAGAAAGGTGGGTCAGTTAAATCTGGTGCATCTAAACGAGCCGATGGTTGTGCTATTCGCGGCAAAACAAAAGGTCGTATGGTATGAAACCCATTGATAAAGACAGCAACCCCGGACTTGCAAAGTTACCCACTGAAGTACGCAATAAGATGGGTTACATGAAGAAGGGCGGTAAGGTATCTAGTCCGGTCAATAAGAAGGCGCTAGAAAAAGCTGGCTTTTACGATAAAGATCAAACTTCCGCCAAACGGAAAAGTATCATTAACAAAGTTACAACCAAGCCGCAGCGGATAGAAATGGTTGAGAAGATGTTTCTAACTAAAAAGGCTGCTCCTAAAAAAGCAAAGGTAATGCGATGAGAGCAAGCCGTGGTATGGGTGCAATCCTGCCGTCAAAGATGCCGAAGGGTAAAACCATGCGCCGTAAGGACGGTGACAAGTTTCAGATGTTTGCTGAAGGTGGCAAAGTGAACGCTGCTGGCAATTACACAAAGCCCAGTCTTCGCAAGAGGATTGTGTCCCAAGTAAAAGCCGCAGCAACTCACGGTACGAATGCAGGTCAGTGGTCAGCGCGTAAGGCGCAGTTAGTAGCTAAGAAGTACAAAGAAGCAGGCGGGGGGTACAAGGATTGAAAGCTCCGCAAAAATCGCTAAAAGATTGGGGTGACCAGAAATGGACAACCAAGTCAGGCAAAAAGTCGTCAGAGACTGGAGAGCGGTATTTGCCAAAGAAGGCTATTGATGCGTTGACCCCTGCTGAGTATGCCGCTACAACCAAAGCCAAGCGTAAAGGTAAAGCGGCGGGTAAGCAGTTTGTAGCTCAACCAAAACGTATTGCTAAGAAAACATCGGGGTTTAGATAATGGCTGTTTCTGGAACCACCGCATTTAATCTAGACTTCGCTGAATTGGCTGAAGAGGCGTTTGAACGCGCTGGTCGAGAACTGCGTACAGGTTATGATCTTCGCACCGCCACACGGTCTATGAACCTAATGACCATCGAGTTTCAAAACCGTGGCATTAACATGTGGACGATTGACGAGGGTGAGATTGATCTTATCCAAGGTCAAGCTGAGTATGACCTCCCTGCCGATACGATTGATATAATGGATCATGTTATCCGTACAGGCGCAGGTAACTACTCCACCCAGTCTGACCTCACCATATCTCGTATTAGCGTATCTACTTACGCAACAATCCCTAACAAATTAGCTCAAGGCCGCCCCATTCAGGTATGGGTTCGCAGACTCAGGGATAACCCTAAGATTGTTGTATGGCCTGTTCCTAACCAAGGTACGGCATTAGACCCTTACTACGTTTTTAAATATTGGCGTATGCGTCGTATCGACGATGCTGGCACGGGTGCAAACACCCAAGACGCAAACTTCCGATTCTTACCGGCAATCTCTGCTGGCTTGGCGTACTACATCGCCATGAAGTATCCGGAGTTAGCACCGCGTATGCCGATGCTAAAACAAGAGTATGAGTTTCAATTTGAGTTAGCTGCGGGCGAGGATCGTGAGAAGGCGTCTGTGCGTTTTGTACCACGCATTATCGGTATCCGGAGCTAGTTGTGGGTAATAAGTTTGCGTCTGACAGTAAAGCGATTGCGGAGTGTGATATCTGTGGCTTTCGGTATAAACTACGGACACTACGCTATCTAATTGTTAAGACGAAGACTACAAATATTAAAGCTTGTAACGAGTGCTGGAGTCCAGACCAACCGCAGCTTCAACTTGGTATGTGGCCTGTAGATGACCCGCAAGCAATTCGTAATCCACGTCCAGACTTTACAGGGTATCCGCAGAGTCGGTCGCAAGTAATACAAGCAGTTGGTGTAACGACTACTTCTTTCGTTGGGCAAGTTACTATTTCTTAGGAGCCGATCATGGCATATAAACGTGGCGCTGATGGCGTAGCAAAAAAAGGTAAGACTGATGTGCAGAACTTGGGTTCTGATGGCGCAAAAGTCATGGGGATGAAGGGCGGCAAAAAGTCAGCAGGTGTGACTTCTGAAGCCATGAAGAAGATGGGTCGTGGTCTAGCCAAAGTCGCTAATCAGGGGTAATCATGGGTAAATATAGCCAAAAAATGATGGGCAAAGAAGTGGGTCCCGCTTCTGTTTACGCAGAGCCGCACACCATGACAGGTAAAAAGATTGATTCAGCCGCAGCGCAAGCTGCGGTATCTGGCGGTGTTGATCCTAACACTTTGTCGAGCAATCAAGTTAATTGCTCAACAGAAGCTATGCGAGTGAGTGTTGGCAACAGAAATACGCCAACCAAAACTAGCGGCATTCAAGTGCGCGGTGGTAAAGCGCAGACGAAAGGTAAGATGGCACGGGGTCCGATGGCATGAACTACGCTGAACTTTGTACAAACATTGCTGACATCTGTGAGAACTCTTTCACGGTAGATGAATTGGCTATGTTTACAAAGCAAGCTGAACAGAAAATCTACAACACTGTTCAGATATCAAACCTGCGTAAGAACGTCACGGGCGTAACATCGACGAACAACAAGTATCTATCCGCTCCAACCGATTTCTTATCGGTGTATTCCTTGGCTATCGTCAAGGCAAATGGTGCGTATGAGTTCTTGTTAAACAAAGATGTGAACTTTATCCGTCAAGCCTATCCAACGCCTACAAGCACCGGTACGCCAAAGTATTATGCAATCTTTGGTCCGAATAGCAATGACGACACTGAGCTGACATTGATCCTCGGTCCGACGCCAGATGCTGTTTATACGGCAGAGCTTCATTACTTCTACTACCCTGAGTCGATTGTCACAGCCGGAACATCATGGCTTGGCGATAACTTTGATTCGGCGCTACTTAACGGCGCATTGATTGAAGCAATACGGTTTATCAAGGGCGAGCCTGATGTGGTTGCGTTCTACGAGAAACTGTATCTTCAGTCTATTATGTTGCTCAAGCAGTTGGGTGATGGCAAGCAGCGTCAAGATGCGTATCGTTCGGGTCAGTTTCGTCAGGATGTGACATGATTACGCAAACGATTGTTGATTCGTATAAGCGCGGCTTGCTAGAGGGTGTGTTTAACTTTAGCAGCACGACTACGCAAGTATTTAAAGTAGCGTTATACACCTCTGCCGCAACGCTTAATCAAAACACTACGGCGTACTCTACCGCAGACGAATCATCTGGCACTGGGTATACCGCCGGTGGGCAGGTTCTTACTATTTCTACATACCCAACGCTATCTAATAGTGTGGCGTTCATTAGCTTTGCAACGGTGACTTGGCCTGTTACGTCAATCACTGCGCGTGGTGCGCTTATTTATAAGGCAGATGGTGTTACAAACCCTGCTATCGCCGTACTAGATTTCGGTGAAGATAAAACTACGTCTAGTGGCAACTTTGTTATTAATTTTCCACTAGCCGATTTCCAAAATGCAATCGTGCGTTCAGCTTAAAGGAGTTTTTCATGTTAGTTAATCAAGCATCGTCAAGCGATAAAATTTCAGCGGCACTTACCCGCACTGTTGGCGCACAAGATAAAGTCGCCGCAGGTGGCGTCTATACCGTTCAGTGTATTGGTGCTGATGGTCAAGTTAAGTGGGAAGAGAACCTAAAGAACCTCGTTGTAAACGTCGGCTTAAAAGACATGAACGACAAGTATTTTTCAGGCAGCTCTTATACAGCTACTTGGTACATTGGTCTATATGGCGCAGCAGCCTCCAATACGCCAGCAGCAGGTGATACCGCAGCTTCTCACGCTGGGTGGACAGAGATTGTTCCTTACAGCAATGCAACGCGCCCAGCCGCTACATTCGCCGCTGCGACTACAGCAGACCCATCGGTTATCACAAACTCGGCATCGCCATCGGCTTTCACAATCGATGCGACAGCTACGGTTGGTGGTGCGTTTCTGATTAGCAACAACACTAAAAGTGGCACAACCGGCGTACTGTTCTCTGCGTCTGACTTTGCCGCCCCCGGTGATCGTTCTGTTGCGTCTGGTGACCAGCTTAATGTTACTTACACCTTTAGCCTTGATGCTGCATAAGGAATGAACATGAAAAAAGGTGATGTGGTTAAGTTAAATGTTGCGACTCCTAGCGGTCCTATCGTAGCCATGCGTATGCTTGAGGATGGCACTGTTCAATGTTTGGTTGAATGGGCGGATGATCGCGGGACGCAGCAACGGTGGTTCGACGAAGCTCAACTCGTAGCGGTTTGATATGGCTGAAGGCGGCTGGGGTTCAGGCACTTGGGGTGAAGCTGGATGGGGTATGTCCGTCTATGAACGATCCGTGTCCGAAACCAGCACATCAGTTGATGCAACCGTAGTAGCAGGAAGCGTGTTTAACTCGGCTGTAACAGAAAGCAGTACCTCTGTAGATGCAACGGTAGTGGCAGGAAGCGCGTTTAATTCAGCCGTTACGGAGTCCGCCGTTGTGTCTGATGCGTCTAGCAGTCTAGGTACATTTGAAGCATCGGTTGCAGAAGCGGTGGTTGGGTCTGAGGTAAACGCGGCTAAAATGGATTTTGCGGTATCAGTAGATGAGACGACTACAGCTTCTGATGTAAGTTCTGGTGCTATGAATTTTGCCTCGTCTGTGAGCGAGAGCGCGGTAGGTAGTGAAGCATTAGATGTAGGTTTTGCGTTCTTTGTATCGTTTGAAGACACGGCTACGGGTTCAGATGAGGTAGTTGTACAGAACGTACTTGGTGCAAGTGTTAATGAGCTGTCGGTGGCAAGCGATGCAATCAGTGCGCAAATGAATTTTGTGGCTTCGGTTAACGAGGCTACGCAGGTGGTAGAAGCTTTTAACGCGATAATGGTGTTTGCAACAGCGGTGTCTGAAGGTGTAACGATTTCGGATCAACTGACGTCAAGGCCGTTATGGGAATTAATAGATGACAACCAGAACGCTAACTGGCAAAATATCAACGATGCTCAAACATCAAATTGGCAAGATATTGCCACGACGTAAGGACTGAATATGACAACCGCGTATACCCCGATACTTAAGCTTGCTCTTCCCGTAACAGGTGAACTAAACGGCGCTTGGGGCGATGTTGTAAATAACAACATTACTTCTATGGTTGAGCAGGCTGTTGCTGGTCTTGCCACAGTAAATACTTGGGTTGCCGCAAGCAGCACACTTACCACAGCCGATGGAACAACCTCTCAGTCGCGTTGTGCAATTCTTGAATGTTCAGGCGCACCGGGTGCGGCGGCTACGGTTATCTGCCCTGCGGTATCAAAAGTCTACATTATCAAAAACTCGGTAACAGGCGGCTACGCAGTAACGCTTAAGACTTCTGCGGGTACAGGGATTTCGGTTCCTAACGGATCAACTGCGCTCCTGTATTGTGATGGTACGAACGTGGTCAGTGGCGGCGGTTTGGGCGGTGATGTGGTCGGTCCTGCCTCGGCAACTGCTAACGCAATACCAAGCTTTAGCGGCACAACGGGTAAGCTGATTCAAAACAACTCTGGTGCAACGATTTCTGCTGGCGTCATTACAGCCACTGGGTTTTCTGGACCCCTTAACGGCACAGTCGGTGCGACGACTCCAAGCACAGTCGTTGCAACGCAGGTAGACATTACAGCCCAAGGTGATCTGCGCTTGCAAGACTCAACGGGTGGCGAGTACGTTGCACTCCAAGCCCCTGCTACGATTGCCACTAGCTACACCCTTACCTTACCCGTAGATGATGGCACAGCGGGTCAGGCGTTGATTACAGACGGCTCAGGCGTGTTGTCTTGGTCTACCGCTGCTTCGGGCGATGTGTATGGTCCTGCCTCGGCTACGGATAACGCTGTAGCTCGCTACGATGGCACAACAGGCAAGATTATCCAAAACTCAGCGGTGACTATTGATGACGCGGGCAACGTTGGGATTGGTTCAAGTTCTGCAACTAATAACTTGAATATATCTAAAAATATTACAGGCGGTACAAGCGCCAACGCAATTGGTATTACTGGAGCAATTCAATCAGATGTAACAGCAAATGGCATATTGATATTATCAAGTCCGACTGTTGCAGCAGGAGCTACTGTTACGGCTCTTGCTCATATGTACATGAATCCCGGTACATTTACAGGCACAGTTACAAACCAATACGGTATTTATGCTGAAAATACCATGACAAGCGCAACTAACAACTTTGGTTTCTACGGCAACATAGGTGCAGGAACAGGACGTTGGAACTTTTACGCTGCGGGTTCGGCTGCTAACTTCTTTAATGGTAATGTGGGGATTGGCACTACCACAAATAGTGGGAAATTAGATGTAACTGGTGGAAACGTATATAACAACACTACGGCTACAGGTTCAACTGGCTACTATACAAATAACGGTACGCGAGTTAATGCATTTAGTTCGGACTTTAATGCCAACACTACATATTTTGATGTTAACGGAAATGCTTATTTTCGTGATGTAAACGCAGGATATGTAACCAGACTTGCAATTCAATCCGGCACAATCTCCCTCGGCGCAGCCCCCGGCTCAGAATCCCTGCGTGTCACGCCTGTTGCTAGTGCGGTGAATTATTTGAATGTGCAAGGATCGGTAACGGCTAATTCTGTTGCTTTACTTGCACAAGGAAGCGATACAAATATTCCACTTGCGTATTTCAGTAAAGGCGCTGGTTCGCATATTTTTTATTCTGATTCCAATAAAACGCAATTCGCAGTAACCCACACAGCCTCCGCTGTTAATTTCTTACAGGTAACGGGATCGGCTACGGGCAATGCAACGGTGCTATCAGCACAAGGCTCAGACACCAACGTCGACATTACTCTGACACCAAAAGGCAGTGGATATGTTGTCGTTGATGCTGCATACTCACCCAACCTGACGCTTACCGACGCAGCTACAATTACTTGGGATACAAGTACGGCTGGCGGTCAGGTAGCGACATTTACCTTCGTGTCGTCAAACCGTACAATGGGCGCACCAACAAACCTGAAGAACGGTGGCTTCTACGCTCTGGCTGTGATTCAAAACGCTGGTAGCAACACGCTAACGTGGTCCAGTATTTTTAAGTGGGCGAATGGTGTTGCTCCTACGCTTTCCACTGCTGCTGGGGCAAAGGACTTCTTTACCTTTAGAAGCGATGGGACCAATTTGTACCAACAGGGTATTTCACAGGCAGTCGCATAATGACTAAGCGCACATGGGAAAGCTCGTATTCAAACATGATGGCTCGTTGCTATCGTGTGGCTAATAAGGACTATCACTCCTATGGCGGTCGCGGCATTACCGTCTGCGCTGAATGGAAAAACAATCCCAAGCAGTTTTATGCCGACATGGGCGACAAACCCAAAGGAATGACGCTTGACCGTATCGACCCAAACAAGGGGTACTCCCCAGACAACTGTCGATGGGCTTCTTGGCGTCAACAAGGAAGAAACAGAACAAACAATTCGATTGTTGAGCTTAATGGTATCAAAATGTGTGTGGCAGAAGCGTCAGAATTGGTTGGGATAAAACAAGAAACCATTCGTGGCAGACTGCGCCGCAACGCTCCAGATTTGTTTGTTGTGCCATTACCTCGTGGCAAGAATCGTGATAAAACAGCTACAGTCGTAACACCTTCAGGCGAGCATATTGTGGCATCAAATATCAAGCAATTTTGTTTGCAGCACAACCTAGACCACAGCACAATGACTAAAGTGCTGCGCGGCATTAAGCCGTCACACAAAGGCTTCACCGGTCGTTACTTGGAGGCTGCGTAAATGCTAACGGTATTGGGCGGTAACTCTGCATCCACAGGCTACAACCTCACACGCTCGCTGCGAACACGGTCAAGTGCCTCGGCGTATTTAAGTCGGACTCCTGCTAGTGCGTCTAACCGTAAGACTTGGACATGGAGTGGTTGGGTTAAACGAGGTCTTTTATCATCAAGCGCAAATTATGCTTTGTTTGATTGTCAATTATCTGGGTCAGATTGGTTTACTTTTTCTTTTCGCAACGACAAAATATCATTTGACTTTGCAACATCAGCGGTAAGCAGAATCATACAAGAAAGCTCAGCGGTTTATCGTGACCCGTCTGCTTGGTATCATGTTGTATTGGCGGTTGATACAACATTAGCAACAGCAGTGGATAGAGTAAAGGTTTATATCAACGGAAGCCAAGTTACATCATTTACTTATGCAATTGGTTCTGGATACGTTCCGCAAAATACAGATTTAGCAATTAACTCAACAGGGCAGCATATTATCGCTGCAAGAAATACTGGCACACCAGACCTTTATTTTGACGGCTACCTAACCGAAATCAACTTTGTAAATGGCTTACAACTAACCCCATCATCCTTTGGCTCAACCAACGCTCTCACAGGCGTATGGCAACCCGCAGCATACACGGGTTCTTACGGCACAAACGGGTTTGAATTACAGTTTACGGACAACTCTGCTGCTACTGCTGCTGCTATCGGTAAAGACAGTTCAGGCAACGGTAACAACTGGACACCCAACAACATTAGCGTAACGGCTGGTGTGACATACGACTCCATGACGGATGTGCCTACGCTGACAAGTGCTACGGCGGCTAACTTTGCTGTGTTGAATCCGTTAGATTTTAATAGCGGAACAGTATCTAACGGTAATTTGCAATGGGCTGCTACCACAGCGGTTGGAAACGGGTGTTTCGCTACTTTTGCATTTGATATAGCAAGTACAGCCAATAAATATTATTGGGAATTTACCTTGAGTTCAGGTGACGGTCTGTTTGGTATTGTGCCGTTAACTACATTGCCATCCAATACAAGTAGGACAGGTTCATACAGCTATTACACCAACGGTAATAAATACACCGGAACAAGTTTTTCTGCTTACGGCGCATCTTTTACGTCTGGCGATATTATTGGAATTGCGGTTGGCAGCGGAACAATTACATTTTATAAAAACGGAACAAGCCAAGGCTCTGCATTTACTGGTTTAACTGGTAATTTTAAACCCGCAATATGGGAAGTCAGCGGAACATTTATTGCCAACTTTGGTCAACGCCCCTTTACCTACACACCCCCCTCTGGCTTTGTAGCCCTGAACACATACAACTTGCCGACTAGCACTATTGTCAAGGGCAACACGGTGATGGATGCTACGTTGTATACGGGTAATGGCTCAACGCAGACAATTACAAACGCTGCTGGGTTTAAGCCTGATTTGGTTTGGGCTAAAAACCGAACCGCAGCGTATGAAGGTGGAATTTATGATTCTGTGCGTGGGACAGGAACATTAACCTCTTTGACCCCTAGTAGCACTAGAGCGGAAAGCGGCAACACAACAGACTTTAACCTTACATCATTTAACTCAAATGGTTTTTCGTTAGGCACAACAAGCGGCACAAACGTACTTAACCGAAATGGTGACGCAACCGTTGCTTGGCAATGGCAAGCAGGGCAAGGCTCAACATCAACCAACACCAACGGCTCAATCACATCGACTGTGAGCGTTAATGCTAGTGCTGGGTTTAGTATTGTTACTGCTACCGCTCCATCAAGCGGATCATTTACGGTTGGACATGGGCTTGGAGTAGCTCCATCTTTTATTATTTCTAAGTCTAGAAACTCCACAACAAACTGGAGTAATTACCATAAATCAACTGGTGCTGGTGGTTATTTATTGTTTACTACCGCAGCGTTTACATCAAATACAGATACTTGGAATAACACCGCACCAACATCTACGGTATTAAGTTCAACTGTTAACTGGACTGGTGCTAATGCAAACCTAGTGTTTTACTGCTTCGCCCCCATAGCAGGATACTCAGCGTTTGGTAGCTACACGGGCAATGGTTCGGGTGATGGCCCATTTGCGTATCTTGGGTTTAGACCTAAGTTTGTTCTAATTAAATCAACAACTAGCGCAAATGATTGGATTATTGAAGATACGGCTAGAAACGCATACAACGTATCTAACTCAAAACTATCTCCAAATACTTCAGGCGCAGAATTTACAGATACTAACGCAGTTGGAATAGACTTTCTAAGCAACGGTTTCAAAATTAGAGGTATTGACGGTTCAATAAATACAAGCAATACTTATATTTATGCCGCATTTGCCGAATCGCCGTTTCGCAACGCTCTTGCCCGCTAAGGAATATGATGCCACAAGGAAGATTCCATAAAGACCAGTCAGGCACAAAGATAGCAATGCTTACGCTATTGGAGCAGACTCAAGAAAAGTCTAAAAACGGTAGCTATAAATATCGAGTGTTGTGTGATTGTGGCACTGAAAAGGTAATCGGCTTTGGTCAAATGACTACGGGCAGAGCGCAGTCATGCGGGTGTTTGCAACGTAGAAAAGGCGAAGGTAGCCCTGCGTATAAGCATGGTCGAAGTCGGTCAAAAGAATACGACCTTGAGTACCAAATGAAAAAGAATTACGGCATCGGTTTTTTTGAATACGATGCAATGTTTGAAAAGCAGAACGGGCTTTGCGCTATATGCAGTTCACCACCGCCTGACCATCACAAGAAGCGTTTAAACATTGACCATTGCCATACATCAGGTCGAGTGCGTGGATTGCTCTGTGATGCGTGTAATAGAGGGATAGGGCTACTTAAAGATAGCCCTGATTTAATGCTCAAAGCCATTTCATATTTAGCGAGGTAGTTATGTTTGCAATCATCTCCAACGGCTTGATCGCCCTCCTAGTACCCGCTGGCACAGCCTTCACATGGGATGGACTTCAGTACGCTCAAAACTGGTGCAACCTGTCTAGCCCCGAAGAAAAAGCGGCTATCGGCATGGTC